CTAGCCATCTCCAACATTGGGAGGGTGGAGGGATGCTCTGCAAAGAGTGTCCTTTTGATCCTAAAGGATCTCCACTGACTTGGCCGGCTGTTAAGGCGGCTAGTCAAATCCGTCTACACCCCCGTTACAGGGGCGTAGACGGCGGAAGCCAAGTTGAACTGGCTCCCGCGTACGCTTTCATGCGTACGGTTTGTGACGTCTCACGACGTTTTGAGAACGGCTTATGAGAGGGAGAACCCCTCACAGCGGCCATAGTTAACACGGTGTAATACCGTTCCCCATATAGTCTAAGAGCCTTATCAGGCTTGCCGACTATATCCAATTCTAGCCATCTCCAACATTGGGAGTATTTATCCCAACTAGAAAATGGTGAAGATTGGAAAATATCCAATGGTACCTCAAAAGCGCCGAATTCATTGCCCCTGTAAGGGCGACAAAGACGGAGCTCAGGTGGTATCAAACTCATCAAGTACTCGCGTACTTGAGAGAATCGATCAGACCAAAAGTCTTTTCGAAGGGATAAATTGTGGAACTTGACTATCTCTTGAAATGAATCCAAGGGATGATCAAGCGTTAACGGACGTACATCACGTCCCTCATACCAATCTGCTCCACAAGACTCCCTGAAAGGACCTTCTAAGAAGGTCTTATCAAGGTTGTGTCTGAATCCGAGGCGCCACAGGGTTTGCAAAACCTGTTTTGCCACGGATTGTCTTACAATTATATCGTCACCGTAGACTGTAAAGTCTTTTGGTGAAGAGTATAGTTGACAGACAGACGCGAAAATAAGCGTCTCTAAAGGGAAGCAGAAACCGTTTCCCATAGATACAAATTTGTGATAAGGATAAAACGTCTTATCGTCAAATGTGTACTCTTTCGACCGCAATTGGTTCAGAAAAACGAACCAATCGTAGGGGAGGAGTCTTCTAACCATCTCGGTAGAAATACTATCCGATGCGCTAGAAAGATCTATGGTAACAAAAGGATCGCTATCCCCCGGTGTATTACTTCCGAGGAAAGCGAGGTGCTGATTTCTCGATTGATCTGAGAGATCAATACCAACCCGCTTGAGACATCGACGCATAAAAACGTCGACGCCTTTCTGCAGGTATCCATTTAACAACGGTTCGACTGCAATGGTTCTATCAACCAAAGTAGTCTTAGGCACAAAAACGATCTTGTTATGATGTACCAGCCTAATCCTGCCCATAATTTTCTCACGAAAAGAATGGACATCGAGGCAAGTGTATCGACGATCTTTTTCCTTGAGTACTAATTCAAGGATATGATCATCTCTTGCCAAGGCGGATAAGGCATACGGAAGGGCAGAAGGGGTGCACGACCAAGTATCGGAAAGTAATTTCCTTCCCATATTGGTTGCATTACCATGCACTCCTATTGACGCCCCTGGACCAAAGCTGCACAACTCGAACATCTTTTCATAATCAGGTCTAAACCCGATTACATAAGAGATGTATTGCGACATTCTTTGATGAATGTCGTTACGAGTATCCCACGTCCCCTTTTCGAGACGATGGAACCTTAAGTTGTACCTCTTACAGCGATCTTCTGCTGCAAGAAACTTTTCCTTGGCTCTAGCCCTCGCATTTTCTTTGAGAGCTGGAGCGGGAAAAGGGTACTTCCTGATGAGTGCAACTAACTGACTAGTAGCCCTAACACCGGCTACACCCCTTTGCTCAGCTGCAGGGGACTTTTGAAAAGAGTCAGCCCAGTCGAGTAATTTGACAAAATCCTTAGCCCTTATAAGGCCCAAGACTTTGTTCCTTACATCGATTGGATAGTCCACCAAAACCTTGGCCATGAACTGTTGGTATATTAACCAACTGTCCTTTCCAAGTTTAAGGTTGAGCTTCCGAATGCTACGATTCAGAATGCTTTTCTCGGGGTACATTACATACTCCTAAATGAGAAATGTCTGAGAGCTTTACGCTCCTAGAAAGAACGGCCCTTATACGGATATTAAGTCCGGATAAGACGCTCCTGGAAGTACGAAGCTAAAACCTCAAAACCGACTAGTGGGGTTTAGAGTCTCTAAGAAAAGTCAGGAATGAGATAAT